GATGGAGCTGATGCCATGACCGTCCCCAACCAGTCCCCCAACCCTCGCGATGATCTCGGCGGCCTCGTCGCCGACATGGAGCGAGAGCTGTCTCGATCCCTGCCATCGAGCGCTGCGCCTCGACCATCGACGCCGGCACCCGCTCGCCCGGCGCCGCCGCCCGGCACCTCCCCCGGCGGTTTCGCCAAGGCGGGGGCCGGGGCGGCTCCGTGGGGCCCCACCAACACCACCGCGTCCCCTCTCCAAGCGCTACACGCAGCAGTGGAAACGGCTTACCAATTGCACGCTCTGGCAGAGGCGCTGATGCTGCAGACGACAGGCGAGAAGCGCCAAAATCCCATCGGTCCACGACCGGCCCAGAAGGCGCCGCTGCTGCCGCAGGTTTCGGCTCTTGCCAGCGAGATTGAAGTGGTGCTGAATGAAACGGGGCGGTTACTGGATCACCTGCGCAAGCAGATCGCATAGGAGGGACCGATGCGACAGTGGGTTGGCGGGTTGCCGCCGCAGATGCAGAAGTTGCCCGTCGACCACCGGGGCTTCCCGGTGCCGTGGTTCGTCGCATGGGATGACGGCAAGCCGGTCTTTCCGGCGATGGACAGGAACAAGTTTCACCTCGCGTTGAGGCAGAGCCGATGCTGGGTGTGCGGCGGCAAGCTGCACGCCAACAAGGCCTTCGTGCTGGGCCCGATGTGCTGCGTGAACCGGATCAACTCCGAGCCGCCCAGCCACGTCGAGTGCGCCGAGTTTTCGGCCCAGAACTGCCCCTTCCTGTCGCGACCGATGGCCAAGCGCACGTTCGAGGGCGACAGGAAGTCGGTGGCCGGGATCATGATCGACAGGAACCCCGGCTGCTGCGCGGTGTGGGTGACGACGAAGTTCAAGCCCTTCGATGCCGGCAACGGCACGCTGTTCGAGCTGGGGCCGCCGAAGCGGCTGGAGTTTTACGCGCAGGGGCGGATCGCGACTGACGCCGAGATCAGGGCCTCGGTGGCGAGCGGCCTGCCGCTGCTAATGAAGGCCTCGCAGGAGGATGGCGACTGGGCGGTGGCCGAGTTCCTGCAGGCGGTCGAGCGCTTCGACCACATGCTGCAGTTTTTCGGACGCGGCCCGCTGAACATCACCCGCGACGAGCTGGAGGTGGCGGCATGAAGCCAGATGACAGACAGGCGGCAATCGAGCTGCTGACGGCGGTCGAGGACTACGTGATCGCCTTCGTCGTGACGCTGCTGGAGCGACGTGGCGGCTTCCCCCTCACTCCGGTCAAGACCGAGGTCCGCGAACGCGTAATTGACGCCATCGCCGAGATCGCGAGGAGGGTCGACCCATGAGCGGCAAGTACAAGACCCACCGCCGGGCCGGCAACCGGGCGACCGCCCAGCACGGGGCCAAGCTCGCGGCCAAGGCGGCCAAGGCCGACGCCAGCCTGCACAACCGGCACGGCGGCGGCGCTTTGCCGACCTCGCATAAGGGCGACAAGGCCCGCGTGACCCTGCCGCCGATCTGGAGGCAGTGATGCAGCGCCAGTACAACGTCCATCACCGCGCCAAGCTGCCCCGCTCGGGCGCACCGAAGCCGGCTTGGCCGAAGAAGCCGAGCCAACCGAAGCCGCCGGCCCAGAAGAAGGGGAAGCGCCATGACCGACCTGCCTGACGAGGTGGTGCTGACCAGCACTGGCCGCGCCAAGGTCGCGACCTTCGACGAGGCCGAGCTGGCGGTGCGCCTGTTCGAGGCCTGTTTCGAGGTCAAGCGCCCAACCGGCGCCACGCTGCAGGACTGCATCGAGCGCATCCAGCGCGGCAGCGCCGGCATGGACGGCGACGCCGTCTGGGAGAGTTGCCTGCGCATGGCCCGGCGGTCGCTGACCTACTACGTCGAGCGGATGCAGGCCGCGACCGACGCCGAGACGACGCATTGAGGAGGGAAGACCATGATGACACCGGAAGAGATGACCGCGATTTTCGCCGCGATTGATGCCGGCGACCTGCCCGAGGCATCGAACGCGAAACTGGTGCAGCTGCTCGGCGCCGAGCTGATGCTCTTGACCGGGGCCGCGCTCGCCGCCTGCGAGGCCGGCGACATCGATGGCCTGTACCGCGTGCTGCGCATGCTGTCCTCGCCCAAGGCGCTGCCCGGCTACCAGCACCGCATCGACGGCATCGAGGCCAAGCGCGCGGCGCAGGCGGCCAAGATCGAGGAGCTGCGGCTCGCCAAGCCGGCGAAGGCCGCCGGCCCAAGCCCGTGGGGCAACCCGCGATGAGCGAGCGGCTGATCCGGGTGGTGACGCCGCACTATGTCGCCGCCCTCGTCATGGTCGACGGCAAATGCACCGAGGCCGCCCCGATCCTGAAATGGGCGGTCGGCAAGGGCGAGGAGTGGTTGCGTGCCTATTTCGCGCAAAAGGGCTGGAAGGCCCACGAGGTCCAGCAATGACGGGCTCCCAACCAGACGACGACCGGCAGGATGGCCAGACGACCGCCGCTGCGACACCGGCATCGTCGGAGCAGCCGGCGAGTGCTTCGCCTGCGACGCCGAACAAGGCGTTTCTTGCCAGCTGCCTGTGGCTGGTCGATGCGCTGCGCAGGCCGACCGAGTACCGCCACAAAACCGGCAGGACGGTCAAGAAACGCCCGCCGATCATCCAGCGGCAGGCCGCTGACACAATCGAGCAGCTGATGCGCATCATCAGGGAGCAAGCAACGTGAAACCCGACGTCATCGACCTCTCCCACCACAACGCCTCGGTGGCGTTCGGTGAGGTCCGCGCAGCCGGCGTGGCCGGCGTGATCCTGAAGGCGACCGAGGCCACCACCTACATCGACCCGACGTTCAAGCAGCGCCGGATCGACGCCATGAAGGCGGGGCTGAAGGTCGCCTCCTACCATTTCCTGAAGCGCGGCAACGTCGCCCAGCAGATGCTGCACTACCTCGACGTCGTGAGCCCGGCCAAGGGCGAGCGGGTGATCATCGACTACGAAGACCCGCCCTGCACGCTCGACGATCTCAGGGCAGCGGTGAAGTTCCTGTGGGCGCAGGCCGACCTCAACCTGCAGGTGACCGTCTATGGCGGCTCCAAGCTGGAGCAAGACCTCGACGGCAAGCGCGACGAGCTGCTCGCCAAGACCTCGCTCTGGACGGCCCAGTACGCCACCACCAAGCCGAACTGGTCGACGGCGACGTGGCCGGTCTGGACGCTGTGGCAGTACACCGACAAGGCCGTGGTGCCGGGCGTCGCCGGCAGGTGCGACGCCAACACCTTCAACGGCTCGGCGGAGGCCCTGCTGCGCTGGATGTCGCCGCCGCTGGTCGAGGCCCCGCCGCCACCGCCGCCGCCGAAGCCAGAGCCGGTCGGCGACGTCGTCATCGCGGTCACGCTGCCGCCCGGCGTCACGGTCGATTTTTTCGTCAACGGCGAGCAGTACCGGGGATGAGCGATGACCATTCTGGAAGCCCAAGACCTCGTCCTGGCCCTTCGGGCCCGGGCGAGGATGGAAGCCCAGCACGGCATGCCGCGCGAGCTGACGCTGTCGGGGAAGGCGGCGGAGGCCATCGAGTTCCTGCTCGCCGAGCTGGAGGACGCCGAGCGCGACGCCGGGTCGATGTTTTGCCCGTACTGCGACTGAGCGATGACCTGCCCGACTTCGACATCATGGCGTGGTTCGACGATGAATAACCCGCCCGGCCCAGATCCGTTTTTCTACCTCGGCTTCGCGGTCGGGCTGGCCATCGTGCTGCTCGGCATGGCGGCGTCGTACGGGCTGTTGAGGCTGCTCTCCTGAGCGGCGATGCCGAGCATGAAGCCGGCGCCGAGCGGGCGCTGTTCGAGGAAGGCCTGCAGCCGTCGCGCCGGCTCCTCGTCGAGGTCGAGGCCGAGAAATTTCAGCTTGGCGCGGAAGACCATGAGGCTCAGCTCGGCGGGCGGGCCCGCCAAGAGCATCCACGGCTTGACGTCGAGGGCCTCGGCGACCTTCTGCAGCGTCAGCTGGTAGTAGCGCGCGCGTCCCCGTTCGAGCTGTGAAATCATCGAGCCGGTGAGGCCTGATCGCTTGGCAACCGCGTCCAAGCTGAGACCGCGATGCAGACGCCAGTCGCGGATGAAGTGCTTGGCGGGGCCTTGCGGGCGCCCCTCGGCGGCGCGCCTCACAGCCACGTCTCCAAGATCACCGGGTCGTCGCCCTCCTGCGGCATCAGCTTGACCAATCCGCGCCGCTCAAGTTCGTCGCGCAGCATGTCGATGTCGGGCGCGATCATCATGTCGCCGGTCAGCTTCTCGCCGATCCACAGCCGGGCCACGTAGTTGTTGGGGAAGTCCTTCGGGTGGTCGTAAACGACCCAGATCGGCAGGCCGTTCACCAGCTGTGCCCCTTCAGCGGTCGGACCTCGCCGGCGCCGCTGTCCTGCACGCCCTGCAGCCAGCGCGACCGGCGCCAGACGGGTGTTTCCTCGACCTGTGGCTCCTCGGCCTCCTGAGGGGCCTCTGTGGCCTGCTCTCGGGGCTTTTGCTTCGTCTGGGCGCTCATGCCGTGCCTCGCGTGTTGTCGGGCATGCCCTCGAAATAGGCGAGCTGCTCCCTGAGCAGCGTGACGACGTCCTCGCGGTTGGCGTTCGAGACGTAGTTGGTGCGGTGGCCCGGCCCGTCGCCGAACGGGAACACCAGCAGCACGAAGCCGACCCTGCGGTCCTTGCCCGTCACGCCCTCGCCGTTGAACTGGTCGTCGAGGAAGCGCGCCAGCACGTTCATCTGCTTGTGGAAGCGCGGCTCGATGGGCCCAGAGCCCAGTGTGTGTTTCGGCATGTTCCAGCTCCTCTATCGAATTGGTGCGGCGGCGCAGCAGCCCGGCAACAACAGGCGCTCGCGCCGCCGCGTCGGCGGCCCGACAGGTTCCCAACGGGGGGCCTCTGCAAGCCCTCGACCTCCCGTCAGGCCGACGAAATCAGTGGACCCACCAGATCGAGATCAGCTTCGACAGGGTCATCACCGCGATCACGATGGCCAGCGCCATCTGGGCGGCCACCAGACTGGTGTTGAAGCCCGAGATCATCAGCAGCACCTTGATCCGGTGGTCCACCTTCTCCTGCAGGTCGACGAGACGGCGATAGGCGTCATCCCACTCGGGACCGCCGCCGCCTCCGAAGTTTTCGTGGCGCATCGTTTCCTCGTAAATGTGATGAGCACCCGGTGGTGCCGGCGACAACCACGAAGCCAGCACCACCGGGCCATCAGCGGGCCCGCTCCCTCGTCAACCGGGGGGAGGGGTCGGAAGCGGAAAGCCCGCCGATTTCTCAGGCCACCGCAGGCCTGATGTAGCGGTTTTCCGCATCGCGGATAAGCTCTCCCTTCACCTTCAGCTGGTACAGCGCATTCGACATTGGCTTGCGCGCCGTGTCATCGCGCGGCAGGCCGAGGAAGTCACCGATCTCCCTGCTGGTCATGCCCGTCTGGTCATCCATGATCGCTAAAATCTTGGACCGCATGTCGCCGCTCGCCGACTTCTTGGCGCGCCTCGGCTTCTTCGGCTTCTCGCTGGTGGCGTGGCCGTTGGTCCGCTGATGCATGGCCGCCTTGGGAGGGGGCTGCTCGTCCTCGGCGGTCTTGCGCACCACGATCATCGGGCGCTGTGGCTGCGGCTGGTGGCCGATCACGCCGGCCCGTTCCATGCGCGCCGCCTCGGCGGTGGCGATGTCTTCCTCGACGAGGCCCACCAGCACCAAGCGGGTGTCCTGCAGCCGGGCGATCTCCACCTGATGCATGGCGATCTGCTGCTTGCGGTGGACGATCTCGTCGTCGATCCGCTTCAAGGTTCCTGCGACGTCTTTCATCGCCTGCCTCCCCGGATCACGGTCTCATAGCCCAGCGCACCGAGGATGCCGGTGATGGTCGAGAACCTCGGATAGTGGGTCTTGCCGCTCGCAAGGTTGGACACCGTCGAGGAGGAGAGGCCTCCGCCCTTGGCGACGTTGCCGTACTTCATCGTCGAGCGCCTGAGCGCCCCGGCAACGAAGCTGACGTAGTCGTGAGTGTCCTCGAAATGGAACTCGCCGGGCACGTCGGATTTGAGCCGGCCACGCTCGGCGGCTGGAGTGTCGATAACTGGTCTCGCCGCCATGGGTCACCGGCCCTCCGTGGCATAGAGCGACCAGCCGAGCGACATCAGGATGCGCACCACGGTCGTCATGCGGGGAAACTTGGTGTCGCCGCTGGCGATGTTCGACACGGTCTGCACACTGACACCGGAGCGGGTCGCGATCTCATAGTATTTCTGTTGAGATCGCCTGATCTCTGACTGGCACAATGCAATGGTCTGCGGCCCGTCATCTAACTCGATTGGACCTCTACTTGGGCGCCGAAGTGTTACGACCTTCGCTGCTGCTGACATGACTTCTCCTCAGGGACCGTTGGGGGGTATTGCCTAGCTTACTTTCATCACTGCATCCGACATCGTCGACTGCAGCACCGCGAATTTCTCCTCGGCGGTGTGTTCGCGGTCGCTCACACCGTCGTGATGTTCGACCCAGTCGCCGCCCGTGAGGGCCGGCGGGAAGAGGACGAAACCATCGTTGCTCGAATAGCGGATCAGGGCCGCCGCGCCTTCCTCCTCGCCGCGTCGGGCAAGGTAGGCTCTCAGCGCCGGGTCGAGGTGTGCGCTGCGGTGCTTGGGATCGACCCAGACCTGAATGACCGGGATGTGCTGGCGCTCACCGCTCTCCTGCACGGCGGTGACGAAGTCTGGCATAACATCAATCACGTAGTGGCTGAAATCTGGGCGCCTGAGGCCGGCGGTGCCGTCCTGCCCAAGCAACCATTCGCAGGACCAAAGTCGGCAGGAGGGCGGTCGGCGGTCGTATATTTTGCAGCCGGTATGCCGTTGGTGTTCGCAGCGCTTTAGCGCGGGCTTATTTAGCTCTCTCTGAGGCAAAAGGCGGCAACAGAGAGTGCAATTCCCGCAGCGGCGACTCATGATGGCCGCTCCGCGCATGTAAGGCGCTGTTTTTTATGAGGCATTTTCCGTTCTACCCTCAATTACTGCGTCTAATGCCCTTGGACGCAATATCATTTGTTATGTTGTTAGCGCTTCAATTCCTACGGGTCAATAACTGACCTTTGGGCCATGCTGAACAGTCGGTTTCCCTGCGCTCCCGCTTGAGAAACTGATCGGATTTGGCCTAATTATCATCCGACATCCGCAGCGATGCTTCAAATCGGCGGTGTGGATAGTCGGACCCGGCCATATGCCCGTACTACAGAACCTGCGTCACGAGCGTTTCGCTCTTGGGCTCGTCGAGGGCCTAAGCCAAGGCGACGCCTACATGCGCGCCGGCTTCAACAGCCGGCTAAAGGGCAACCTGCTGCGCGCCGAGGCCTCCAAGCTGGCCAAGCGCGAAGACATCAGGGCCCGCGTCGTCGAGCTGCAGGAGCTGCAGGTGCAACGCCTCGGCGTCACCGTCGACAGCCTGATCTCCGAGCTGGACGAGATGCGCCGGCTGGCCATCGCGGTGAAGAACCCGGCGGCAGGCGTCGGCGCCGTCATGGGCAAGGCGAAACTCTTGGGCCTGATCGTCGACAAGGCCGAGGTCGAGGGCACGCTCAGGAAGCCGTCGCGCGAGCCGACCGAGAAGAAGCAAATGTCGGTCGACGAGTGGCAGAAGAAGTTCGCGCCGAAGGTCATCGTGCAATGAATGCGCGGCCCGACTTCTCGCGCATGATCGACCTCGGCTTCGTGCCGCAGCCGGGCCCCCAGACAGCCTTCATCGAATGCCCCTGCGACATCGTCATCTTCGGCGGCGCCCGAGGCGGCGGCAAGACCCACGGCGCGCTCGGCGAGTGGTGGATACACGCCGAGACCTACGGCGCTGCGGCCAAGGGCCTGATGATCCGCAAGACCCGGGAAGACCTCAAGGACACCATCATGGCCGCCAAGGCCATGTTCGGCGGCGCTGCCAAATGGCACGACCGGGGCTCGTACTTCCTGATGGCCAGCGGCGCCATCCTGACCTGCGCCTACCTCGAAAGCGACGACGACGCCCAGAACTATCAGGGCTGGTCGCTGACCCGCGTCTACGTCGAGGAGCTGACCCAGTACGCCTCGTCGTCGGCCATCTTCAAGCTGCTCGCCTGCCTGCGCTCCGCTGACGGCGTGCCATGCCAGTTTCGGGCGACCTGCAACCCGGGCGGCCCGGGCCACCACTGGGTCAAATCGTGGGCCATCGACATCGGCGCCTACGCACCCTTCACCGATCCCGACAACGGCCTCACCCGCGTCTTCATCCCGTCGCGCCTGATCGACAATCCGAAGCTGCTGGAGAACGACCCCGGCTACATCAACAAGCTCAGGGCCGCCGGCTCGGCGCAGCTGGTCAGGGCGTGGCTGGAGGGCGACTGGAACGTCATCGAGGGCGCCTTCTTCAGCGAGTTCCAGACGTCCAAGCACGTCATCGAGCCCTTCCGTATCCCCGAGCACTGGACGCGCTTCCGGTCGATGGACTGGGGCTCGGCGCGGCCCTTCTCGGTCGGCTGGTGGGCGGTCTGTCAGGACCAGATGAAGGCCGGCGACGTGGTCATCCCGCGCGGCGCGATCATCCGTTACCGGGAATGGTACGGCATGAAGCCGGGCCAGCCCAACACCGGCATCCAGATGCCAGCCGAGGAGGTGGCGCGCGGCATCGTTTCCCGTGAAACGGACGTCGGCGGCTACCGGGAGAGGATCGCCTACGGCGTGCTCGACCCGGCGGCCTTCGCGGTCATCTCTGGCCCGTCCATCGGCGAGACGCTGCAGCGCAACGGCTGCAGGGAGTTCC